ATGGACAATCTTGGCAACTTTAGTTTAGAAGCCAGAAAAGTAATTACTAAAACTGGACAAGAAATGGTGGATGCTGGTTTATTAGACCCAGACATATTTCAAAGAAACATAGATACTTATTTACATCGTAGTTATACTAAACACTCTAATAAAACAGGAAATACATCTGACTATAAAGCTGCTAAAAGATTAAAATTAATTGGTGATGAGCTAAAAAGAAGAGGACAAAAGTTAGATAAAGTTATTTCTAAAAAAGCTTACGAAGCTAGTTTTAAACCTACAAGTAAAACTTTTGGTAAATACGATGATTATACTACAGTTTTAGATGTAGAGACTGTTGTTTCTAAAAATAGATATAATAAGCTTACTGAAAGACTAGATAGAAAAAAAGTTATTCGTGATAAAGATTATCAATTAAATAAAACTGTAAATGATATTAGACAGTGGGAAGTTATAGCAGATGAAGGAGACCAATTACTTTTAAGACACAAAAACAAAGTAGAGTTAAGAAGAGACTATACAGCTAAAGAAAGAGCTGATTTAGGAGAAATAGAAGATGCAGCTTTTGCTGTAGCTGAGACTGGTCGTTTAATGACTAACGATTTAGCAGTTTACAAACTATACAATAATATTGCAAAAGAAAAAAAATTCTCTTTAGATATTGATGAATTTAATAATGCTATCGACAATAAACTTATTAATCCTGAAGATTGGACAGCAGTACCCACGGATAAACTTAGTGGAGTTCCTGTAGCTAAGTTTGGAACTTTAGCAGGTAAGTATATACCAACAGAAATATATGATGACTTGACAAAAATTCAAATGTCTAAGGAAGCTGGTGGAGCTGTACTTAGAAATTATTTAGCAATAAATAGAGTTTGGAAAAAATCTAAAACTGCATGGAATCCAGTAGTTCATGTAAATAATACTGTTTCTAATATAATACTTTATGATTTGGCAGGTGCTAAATATAGATTTATGCACAGAGGATTTAAAGAATTAGCAAAAGGTATTGAAGGAGACGAGTCTGCAAGACTTTATAAACTAGCAAAAGCTAATGGAGTTTTTGATAGTGATTTATTAAGCAGAGAATTAACCGACCAAACTAAAGATGTCATGGACTCTGCTTTAAAAAACTTATCAGATGAATTAAATCCAGAAATAATAGGTGCTCAAAAATATTCTTTAGAAACTTTTAACAAATTAAGTGCTAAAGGATATGATATGACTTTAGGTAAATTAGATAAATTTTATCAGTTAGAAGACCAAGCTTTTAGAATGGGTTTATTTATGGATAGATTAGCTAAAGGCATGAAGGTTCAAGAAGCTGCAGCTGATGCTAAAAAATGGTTTATAGACTACGATATAAATGCACCGTTTATAAACTTTATGCGTAGATTTCCTACTCCTTTTATTTCTTATACTTATAGGGCTTTACCACTACTAGCTGAAGCAGCTGTAAAAAGACCTTGGAAGTATGCTAAGTGGGCTGGTTTAGCTTATGGTTTAAATGAAGTAGGTAAAGGTAAAGTTCCGTTTGCTGAGTATTTTTCTGATGACCCTGACTTCGGAAGATTTAAAGAAGAAATAGGAAACGAAGAAGCAGAAAGACTCTTAATGAGAGAAAATTTAAGAAACAAATTATTTGGTATTCCTTTTATGCCTGATACTTTGATTAAAACTCCTTTTGCTTCGGGTAGAGACAAAGAAACTCCTTTATATTTAGATGTGCGAAGATTTATTCCGGGTGGTGATGTATTTGCTGTAGGGGATAAAGGTATTGGAATACCTATTGGTTTTGGTAAAAGTTTAAAATTACCTGAAGTAATTACTCCTAACTTCGGTGCTCCCGGTGAAGTATTTTTCCCATTATTAACAGGAGTAGACCCTTTTACATTACAAAAAATAGACGGTTTAGGATTAGGTAATGATGAAAAAGTTAAAATGCAACATATATTAGGTAGGCTTATTCCTAACATACCTACTACTGCTTTTACTGCTCCTTTGTTTGGTGAAGACTCTAAAATAGTTAAGTATGACCCTTTCTCTCAATCTTTTGGTTCTCAAAAAATATTAAAAGCTATGAGACAAATGCAAGACCCAGAAAATTTAAAATCAAAATATGGTGCAGACTTTACTCCATTTGAAGCAATACTCAGCACTTTTGGTTTTAAACTTCAACCACAACAATTTACTAAATTGATAGGTATTAGACAGCAAGAATTTAAAAGTCTATACAGTAGTGCTAGACAGTCATTTTATAGAATATCAAAACAATACGCAGAGGGAAAAATTTCAAAAGAAGAAGCAGAAGAAAGAGTTAATGAACTTTACAAAGTATTAGAAAGAGGAAAAATAAAATCAGAAGTTTTAACTAAACAATTAAAAGAAGCCAGAGAAAAAAAATATGACGGTGGAAAAATAATAGATAATTCTCTAAGACTAGACGGAACTAAAAAATCTCAGATAGGGTGGAAAGGTAGAATTAAAAATAATGTTAGTGGAAAAATAATGACAGAGCTTTCTGCTGGTAGACCAAATACTAAAGAAGGTTTTTATCCATTAATAAATCCATATACTACAGACGAACAACTAGAGTTTATAAAAACTTTTGATTTTGAAAAAAATAATATTTTTGACACTAAAGAAGGCAAAGAAATGAATAAGAATGCTAGAAAGCATTACTTAGAAAGTTTAGAAAAAGGTGTAAGCCCATTTGTAAATGATAATAGAACAATAAAATATGAAGGTGGGGAGGTAGAAGATGTTGCACAAGTTAAGGAAGAACCAGAAGATAGGATTAACCCTATTACTGATGAGCCTTATAGTGTTACATCCGGTGTGAAAAAACCAGAAGAAATAGAAATAGAGTCAGAAAAGAGACAAAAATTTAACTCTGGTGGAGATGCAGAAAAAAAAGAAATAAACTTAAACTTAGAAGAAAGACGTAAAAGGATTGATAAAACTTATAAAGATGAACCTTTTTATAAAAACATAGCTTTTGATTTACTAAGAGACACAGGAAAAAATCCAGTAAGTTCTTATAAATTTGGAGATAGATTCACACTAGGAAAGGAAAACGAAAGAATTGCACTTCCAGATAGTGCTATACATTTTGCAAATGTTTATTTTAACGCAGCTAAAGCTTTAGGTTACAGCGACAACCAAGCTTTAGCAATAACAACTCAAGCTGCTCAAGAAACTGGGTACGGTGCAAAAACAGGTGCTAATTCGTTTGGTATTAAAGCTAGAGAAGGAGAACCTTATAAAGAAGTAACTACACATGAAGAAAAGGCTGAAGGCAGGAAAAAAGAATCTCATAAATTTTATGATTTATCTAACGGAACAGTCCAAGATAATATTCAATTATACACAAAGACTATAAAAAGAGAATACCCGTCTTTTTGGGAAAGTCTTGATACAGAACCTTACTCTGAAGCCATAAAACATTTACAAGACATAGACAGAGGTGGTTACAGAAAAAAAGACACTGGTTATGCTACTGACAAAAATTACTTAATAAACCTAGATGCCGTACATAAAGGTGTTCAAGAAAGAATAGGCTATTTTAATGATACTCTATAGAGAAAAAGATTTAGATGCTGCTTACAAAATAGACTGTAAAGCTCGTACTCGTAATGACATGCCTTGGATAAAACGAGAAGATTTTAGAATTATTTACGAAGATTTAATGGATTTATATATGATACAACTTAGCCCTAAACAACTTTTAGAAGTTGAAGATATTCCAGAAATAGTATTAGACTCGTTAAAAGGAATATTAGCTATGAGCTTACATTTTGACCCAGAGAAAAAATAATGGGATTTCCGTTTGAAATAATTACTATGCTTGGTTCTACTGTTCTTAGTGGAGTTATGAGTATATGGGCTGAAAGTAGAAAGGCAAAAGCAGAAGAACAAAAGCTACTTATCTCTAGAGGTGAGTTTGAAATGAAAGCCGTAGCTGCTGCTCGTAATGTAGAGAATGTAGGCTTTCAATGGACTAGAAGAATTATCGCACTAACTGCTATCTTTGCAATCGTAGTGTTGCCAAAATTAGTTGCAATCTTTGCTCCAGATATTTCAGTGACAGTTGGTTATACGCAATTTAAACCCGGATTTTTATTCTTTACGCAAGATGTAGAGATATTTAAATGGATAACATTTGAGGGCTTAGTAATAACTCAATTAGATACAAACTTAGTATCGGCTATCATTGGTATGTATTTTGGTGGTAGCTTAGTAAAGCGATGAAAGGATTAGACTATATAGGCATAATAGAAACAATAGGAATACCTATGGTAGCTGCTATAGGTATGGGGTATTTAGTATGGCTAGTAGTAAAGTTTTTGATGGCTGATATTCATAAAAAATTAGATACTCAGCATCAAATGATTGTTGCCTTAATAGATAGAATAAGGCAAATGGATAATGATATGATTCGGATTGATGCCATGTGTAGAGCTGCAATGGGTCTAAACCCTGACGTTAGCCGAATAGCCAGAGCAGACGGTCAAAAAGACCAACGCAAAGACTAACCATAAAAACTTTATCAGGTGCTGAATGCTTCGTCATTCGGTAGAATTAACTATTTTTAATTAAGGAGAAAAAGTGGACAAACAAGATGTCTGCATTTTATGTATTCTTTTTTGGATAACTATAACTGTAGTTTATTCTTCAGTAATAGCTATCTAAAAATACTATTTAACTTTACTTTGTAATTGTTCGTGAAGAGGAGCAACGGCATTCTTTACGTGTCTGATTAATACTTTAACTTTTTCTTTTTCAGGAAAATCAAAAATTTTATCAATATCTTTTTCTCTTAGAAAAGACAACTCAGTAATATAATTATTATTCTTATCAACCACTAATTTCCAACTGATTAAATTTCCTTCGGTTTTATTCTTCTTCATTATTTACTCCCACAAATGTTATTTGGTCTTGTCTTCCTCTAAGACCTGCTTTCATATAAGAAGTAGCACGACCCTCAAAAAAGTTTTGATGCTCTACTCCCGTAACTTCATCAATCCAACCTAACGGATTTTCTCTTTGGTCAAAGTTTGTTTTAAGTCCTAGTTGTAAAAGTCTTCTATCAGCTATGTATCTATTGTAAGCATACATATCTTTTTTAGTTAAACCTTCTATATCTCCCATATCAAACACTAAATCCAAGAATTTATCTTCAAGATTTACCATGTGTCTACAAATATCATAAAGTTCTTTTTTAAACTTATCAGTCCATATATCTAAGTTTTCTTGAATAAACTCTCTAAATAATTTAGTCATAGCTTCAACGTGTAGTGACTCATCTCTAATAGAGTAGGTAACTATCTGACCCATTCCTTTCATTTTTCCAAATCTAGGAAAGTTTAATAAGATTGCAAAGCTACTAAATAGTTGTAGTCCTTCGGTAAAAGCTGAATAAACTGCTAAAGTTTTAGCAATACTTTGTTTATCAGAACGAATAGTCTTTAAATCACTTATGTATTCGTGCTTATTAGACATTTCTTCATACTCAGCAAATGCCTTGTATTCTATTTCGGGCATACCGACAGTATCTAATAAAAGACTGTAAGCATCTTGATGTATTGCTTCCATGTTTGCGAAAGAACCCATCATCATTCTAGCTTCTGGTTTTCTAAATATTTTCATATATCTATCTATGTACCCTGAAGCAACATCAACATCTGACTGCGTGAACAATCTAAATATTTGCGTTAGTAGGTTCTTTTCTTTATCTGTAATATCTTGCCAGTCTTTAACATCTGTATGTAATGGTACAGACTCTGGCATCCAGTGCATTTGATTTTGGAGTTTGTAATAATCATACATCCAAGGATAATCAAAAGGTTTATAGTATTCTCTAGTTTTTAATAGGCTCATTTATCCCTCACAAGCGATACATTCCACATCGTCTAAACGAACACGTGGAATTTTAGTGTTAACATTTTCTACATTTCTGGCTGCATTAGTTCTAAAATAATATAAAGATTTTAGTTTGTGCATACCATACCAATGCACATCACTCACGTACTGCATGTATTCATCATGAACTTCTTGAGCTTCAGTAGCACTTGGTAAATTAAAAAACAAATTTACTGATTGAGCTTGACAGATAAACTCTTGCCTTTTATAAGCATGTTCTATTAGCCAAATCTGATTTAGTTCATTTGCAGTTTTAAAAATTTCTTTTTCTTCAGCAGTAAGAATGTCTAGGTTTTGAACAGAACCTTCATTACCTGCTATATCCTTCCATATAGCTTCTAGTTCTTCTCCTTTTAAACCTTTACTGCGAAGTATTTTTTCTAAATATTTATTTTTTACTTGATAATTACCGGATAAAGTTTTGTGAGTAAAGACGTTTGCTCGATAAGGTTCTATCGAGGGAGACGTACCAGAACATATAATGCTACTACTAGCATTGGGAGCAACGGCAAGTAGATGAGCATTACGCATACCAGAACCAGATACATCAGGAGCTTCACCCCTAATATCAGCAAGTTCTTGACTAGCTTTTGTAGCTTTAGTTTTAATATCTTTGAATGCTTGATAGTTAAATCCCGTAGCTTGGATTCCTTCAAAAGGTATATTGTTTGATTGTAAATAGGCATGAAAACCCATTGCACCCAAACCCAGCGACCTTTCTCTATAAGCTGAGAAAGCAGCTTTTGCATAACCTTCTTTTCCTTCTTTGACATAATTTTTAAAACGTTTAAAGTTAGCATTATACTCCCCTAGTTGCGATGTGTCAATAGCATTATCAATAAAGTGTTGTATAACATTATCCAACATAGTTATAAGGTCTTTTATAAAGTCTTTATCATTTTTCCAAGTATCGTAATGTTCTAAATTTACACTTGATAGACAACATACTGCAGTTCTTTCTTCATCAGTAACTAAAGTTATTTCTGAACATAGATTACTTTGTCTTATTTTTAAACCTAAATCTTTTTGTCCTTGTGGTAAATGCTCATTACAAGTGTCTATATTAATTAAGTAAGGCTCTCCAGTTTCTGCTCTGGCATTAATTAACTGCCACCAAAGAGAACGAGCATTCACAGTTTTTACTGCTTCATTAGTCTTGGGGTCTATCAACCTAAAGTTATCATCTTCTTCTACAGCTTTTAAAAACTCATTAGTAAGATTAATACCGTTGTGTAAGTTTAAATTTTTCCTATTTATATCTCCACCAGACTCTTTTCTCATGTTAATAAACTCTTCAATCTCTGGATGAGATATATCCATGTAAGCAGCATAGCTTCCTCTCCTAGTTACCCCTTGATTAAAGGCTAACATTTGAGAGTCAACTACGTGAATGAATGGAATTGAACCAGTAGAACGACTGCCGTTAGAAGTAGATATACCGTTACTCCTAATATCTCCCCAATATCCACCAATGCCTCCACCTGCACTAGCCAACCAAATGTTTTCGTCATAGTGAGTAGATAAACCAGAACGGCTGTCAGGTACATAATTAAGGAAACAGCTAATAGGTAGCCCACGACTAGTTCCCCCGTTGCTAAGTATAGGAGTGCTAAACATGAACCAACCATCGGAACAGTAATTATACAATCTCTGAGCCAACTCAAAGTCAGTGTGTGTTTTATATGTTGCTGCAAATACTGCAGCCCTTGCAAAAGATTCTTGTGCATGTGTTTCTTCCTCCCAGAAGTATCTATCTTTTAAAGTGTCTAGACTAAATTTATCTAGTTTCTTTTCTTTGTTATAATTAATTTGAATGCCTAAATAAGGCTTTTCTCCAACTTTATCATCGGACATCTTTACCTCCTTCTTTGTCTTGATGATTTATATAAAATGCTATCATTGCGTAATGTATTATTTTTAGTAAATCATTGTAATTTTTACCGTCTTTTTTACCATATCGCATAGCATATTTCATTATGTTGCCTACAGCAAAGCCTTCGCCATGCCCGGCATCAAGTATCATATCAGTAGCTTGATACTTGCCTTGTCCATAATGCTTAGTATAAGTGTCATCTATATAGGTTCTAATTATACTAAGTATTACGTCTTCTTTAAATTTGTAATCATTATTCATTTTTAAATTCCTCTGGTAGTGTATGTTCTGAATACCACTTAAAATTATTTTTTTCAGCCCACTCAGCATGGCTTCTTTTAGTTCCGTCTTTCCTTCGTTTAGCTTGTGGCATAGGAGACGTTGGACTAGAAAACAAAAAAATTAATTCTTGATTTTCTTTTAAACTCTTTCTAATCCAAACATATTTATTGTATTCGTTGTAATCCCAAAATCTTCCTTTAGCTTCTAATAAGTATTCTATGCCGTCAATAACTTTAGTAAAGTCAGGCTCATAATTATGTTCAACAATATAAGGGATTTTATCACTGTGGTGACTCCAACCTTTTAACACCGAATTGTGTAAGTTATATTCCCACTTAGAGTCATATCCTTTCGGAGTATCTTTTTCTACGGGTCTTACTTTTCTAGGTTTTCTATAACCTCTCATAAAAAATCCTTTAAATTTATTTTTTCTAACTTTTTAGTTTTTATTAATTTTTTAATTTTTTGAGAAAACCATTTTTCTGTATAAGCTGAAAGGAATAATCTACCATTTGCATAAACATGTTTTTCAGAAGGTACTAAATTATGGTAATTTTTTAAATTAACTTTACTAGCTTCTTCTTCCGGTAATAAACTTTTTACCCACTCAACAACTAACAATTTAGCTTTCTTTCTAATTAATTTAGATTTTTTACCGTTCATACTAAAATCTCTTCAACATTAGGCATGTTTTTAATTTCAGTAAAGTAAACATTGCCTTTTGCATATTTAAATACTCTTAAACCTTTTCCATCGTTTGAGTCTTCATAACATTTAAATTTATGAGGGCAGTACACACAATCCATAGGTAGTTTCATATTGCCCGAAGCTCCTTCTGGTATTGTTTTATAACACAATTCAGGTGGAGTTTCTTTTTTTATAGCTGCTTTAACTTTTTTAATTTTATCTTTAATATTAGGTTTGTCTAAATCATCAGGAATAAAAGTAGTAAGCTCTCCAGTTTCTTTATTCATAACTAGAAACCCACCGTTATTTGTTTTTTCTGCTTCTTCATATCCTGCTAGTTGCGATAGATAACCAAAGCTATCGTTTTGTCCTAGCGTTCCTTCTTTAAATTTTCTAAAAGAATAACCAGAAGCCGTTTTAACATCTATAACTTCACCATCAATTTTACAATCCATGTGACCCATAATCCCAGAAACTTTTACTTCTTTTTGTTCGTCTGTAACTTTATGTCCAGACAACTTAACGAAAAATAAAAGCAATACTTCTAGTAAATGACCATATAAAAATTTAATTTGTAAACTAGGAGATATTAATTCTGCATCTGTATCATCTTTTATGTCATACCATAGTCTTCTTAAAGGTCTTCCGATGTTAGACATACGTAAAGTATTTCTAGGTTGATTGTTAGGTGTTGCCCAGTGCTGTAAAGCACTAGCCATTTCTTTTCCAAAACTATCTAATAGTTCGTCTGAAAACTCTAAAGGTTTTCCTTCTGATAAAACACTAATTTTAGAATAAATATCTTCTATTAGTGTATCAATTTTCTTCTGTTTCATTTTTTAACTCCTGAAAAACTTTAAAAACATCTGCAGTAAACAGTTTTTGAATATTAACTAAATACATTCGACTTGCGTTATGGTCTCCTCCACTTACTGACTTTAAATAGTCTAATTTTTTTACTAACTGTTTAAGTTTAGGAACATCGAACACAAGAGTACAAAAAATATCATCATTAATACATAAGTTATGAAACCAAAAGTCTGCTTCGGTAGCTTCTATACCTGATGGTTTACCATAAGATTGATATTCTATACAAATATTACCAGTCTCCATCCATTTACCTCGTTCAGATTTAACTTCTATTTTTTTATTAGTAAGCATATCTGCTATTTTATCTTCTCTAATAGAGCCGTACTGTAAATCTAAATCAAATTTCTTTCTATCTTCTTTAATGGGTTTCATACCAACTATCTCCAATTTTGTATTCACCGTCTAAAGGACAGCGAAGATTAAAATGTTCTCCTGCTTGAATAATACTTTCAACAGCTAATTGACCTACAAATTCTGATTGACTTTCTTGAACTTCAATCTGCCATTCATCGTGAATATTAGCGACAAATTTATAATTTATAGTATTTAATTTTAACTTATTTTCTAATAAACATAAAGCTTTTTTCATTACTATAGCTCCTGCTCCTTGTAATAAAGTATTTAAAGCTGCATGTTTATGTCTAAGTATTATTTTTCTACCGTCTAAACCTTTTAGGTAAGCTTTTGTTGTTGCTCTTTGAACTCTATCTGCCAAAGATTTAAATGCTGGACTATTAGCAATAAAGCGTTCTCGCATTCTCTTACCTTCGTCTCTACTTCCGTCAACAATGCTTCCAAGTTTTGCATCTCCTGCTCCGTAGATAAGTGCATAGATAAATGTCTTTGCCTTATCTCTTGATTCAAGTCCTGCAAGTCTTTGGTTAGCTGTGTGCACATCTCCGTTAATGATTTCATTTACGTACTCCTCGTCAGCCATATAGTGTGCTAACATTCTTAATTCTAAACCACTTGCATCTATACCTACAAGCTTATTACCTTCTTCGACTACCCAACAGGCTCTGCATTCTTTCCCATAAGGAGAAGAAACACTTGGTACTTGAGCCATGTTGGGGTCTCTATGAGTCATTCTACCAGTTATAGCTCCGGTAGAAATTACTGACCCATGTACTCTTTCGTCTTTACCTATTGCATCTATCCAAGAACTAACTTGTGCCAATCTTTTTTGATAAAGTAAAAAGTCTGCTATTAACTTGGCTTCTTTTATATGCCTTATTTCTTTTAGCGTTCCTTCATCAACTATAGGTTGTCCTGTAGGTGTAAAATTTTTAGGTTTCCATCCGAAATCTTTTAAGTATTCTCCTATTTGTTTTCGACTACCAAGATTAAACTCTTGTAATTTTTTTCGATAGAAAGGAGTAAGGTCTTTAGTGTCTTTTCTACTAGCATACTCATAGTCAGTTAATCCAGACTTAGACAAAGACCCGTCTTTTTTAAGCTTTGGAGTCACTAATTTTTCATCTATCCATTTAGGCTTAAATGTTTTGTGAACTTCGTCTTCTACTTTCTTAATATTACTTTGTAGTTCGCTAGTTAAAAGCATTGCTTCTTTTAAATTAAATTTAAAACCATTTATTTTTTGATAAGTTAAAATATTAGTTATTTGATTTTCAATATCTATACTTTCTTTTGAGAAACCTTTCGACTCAATTTTTAATTGCTCAAAAAGTTTTTTATTTACTTTTACATCTTGAATACAATACTTTAACATTTCATCAGAGTAAGTTTTAAAGTCTGGCTTATCCCATTTAGCTAATGCTAATCTATAACCCCACTTTTCTAAGCTATGTCCTCCCTCTCTAGTAGGATTAAACAGTCTAGATAAAACTAAAGTATCTATAATTTTATTAGGATGATATAAGTCTACATTGTATAATTTTTTTATTACTGGTATATCAAAACCAATTATATTATGACCGATAATCTTATCTGCTTTCTGCAAAAGTTTAATACCTTCTTCAATTTTGTCTTCAGAATAAGAATAAACTTTATCATTCTCATCAATAGCGACAATACACCAAATTTTAGTGGCATCTAAATCGTCTGTTTCTATGTCAAATACTAATTCCATAACTTAAAACGGAGTGTCCTCTTTTAAAATTTCTAATTCTTTATCAAAGTATTCTGATAACCTGCCCGTTTCTACATCATACAGTAAAGAAGTAGCTAAACCAACGTCTCCAGTATATCTAGACTTTAATATTCTTAACCTTGTTGTTCTGGACTCTATATCATTTGTAGATTGTTGGTCTCTTTCTAAAGCAATAACACAATCAGAGAGCTGTGCGATACTGTTAGACCCTCTAAGATGCGATAAACTTACTGAGATACCATTCTCATGTCCTTTATTACCTTCGACTCTACGCAAGTGAGATACTAATATAATACCTGCTCCAGTTTCTTCGACCAAACTTCTAAGTCTAGTCATAATCATATCAATAGTTCTACGTTCATCACCTTCGTTAGAAGCACTAACTAGCATGTGTAAGTGGTCAACTATAACCCATTTACAATCGCAACCTACAATTAAATATCTAAGTTTAGCAAATATATCTTCAATATCATTTGTACCAAAGTGAGCATGAATAAAAACTTTATCATCATCAAATAGTTTTGAATACATATCTTTTAGTTGGTCAGGATTTATTTGCTCTCTAATAGGGTCTATGTAAAGTCTTGCATTAGCTTCTATAGATAAAATTCCATCGACAGTCCTTCGCCAATCTTCTTCTAAAGCAATAATTCCTATGTTGTCATCTGTTGTGTGTATTAAGTGATGTTCTAATTCTCTAGTTATACTAGACTTACCAAGTCCAGTTCCACCAGTAAGAGTCACTAACTCACCTTGTCTAAGACCGTATAGTTTTTTGTTAAGACCATCCCAAGGATAAGGTACACTATCTTTGCGTTCTCTTTTTAAGAACGACTGTACCTTTTTTGAAACTCTAATAATTCCACTAGGAGTATAGGACTGAGCATCCCAAAAAGCCCTAGTAAATTCTTGGTGTTGATTTTTTCTGAGCATGTCATTGGCATCTTTGTAGCCATTAGGTAAAGTCATTATCTTAGCTTTACCGGGTTTAATAATATTGGCTACTTTCTTAGCAGCTTCCTGCCCTTGTGCATCTTTGTCAAAACAAATAACGACATTATCAAAGGACTCGACATACTCTATGTTTTCTTTTATATCTTTAACAGCTCCTTGTGCTCCGTTCTTGATAGAAACAGAAGCCCATTTACTGCCTAGTAATTCATAGGCAGCCATAGCATCACATTCTCCTTCAACTATAGTTAAATATTTACCACCACTTTTAAACAAGTTTTGTCCAAACAAAGATGTACCTTGCATTGTACCTTCAAAACGAAACATCTTATCTCTAATCAGTCTTGTTTTAATTCCTGATACTTCGCTTTGATTATAGTAAGGATATAAATGTTGAGCTATAACTCCTGCTGAGTCATAAACTACTTTTACTCCATACTTTTCTGCTGTTTCTCTGGAAATTTGTCTATCTGTTAGTGGAGCATAAATACCACCATGTTTATCTGCAAAAGAATACGATTGTTCTTTTGTCACATTTTCTTCTATTAAATTTTTAATGTTTCCTCCTTCAAAGTTTGGGAAAAATTTTGAACAACTAAAACATTTAGCTGACCCGTCTTCATTAATTGATACTGCATCACTACTACCACACTCAGGACATGGTACATGATACTTTACAAATTTAGTTTTTTCCATAATATTTTACTCATAAAAAAGAAGCCCGACTTTATTAGCCGAGCTTCCTTCCACACAACAACAACCTACTGGTTATTTTTCTTGAATGATTTTTGTTTCAGATTTATCTGAGTCTTCAACGACTTCAGCTTCTGGAGAGTCATTAAGTAATTTTTCTAAATTACTCCTATGAGTCTGACTGGTAAAAGATAATGCTTCTATAATCACTTCTAAAGTTCCAGTTTTAGAAACAATTATAGCTGCTTCTCTAGCTTTAGCTTCATCTTTTATTTTATCAGTATCATAAACAGTTTCTCCAGAGTCATGTTTAATGCTAATAATCATTAAAATTCCTCGCCATCGTCAAAGGGAGTCAGTTCATCTCCGTCAGAGCTTTTCATTTCAACAAGATTAATTACTTGCATTCCTTGAAAATCTAAAGAGACTCCAGATTTACCAGCATACTCCCAAGGATATTCGTTATATTGAACACGAACTTCTGAGCCATTACCTACTTTAGTATTGATTTCAACTTTGTTTCTATCAACTAACTTAGGAGCAGGTCTTGGTCCTTTCTTACCATTAACTTTTCTTTTAATGGTTAGAGCTTTACCAACATACTGTGGTTCTCCACTTTCATCTTTAAGAGAAAAGTCTTTAACTTTAACTCCTCTTTTTTCAAACTCTTGAGCAACTTCATCACTCACTACTAAATCAACTGTATATACAGGCTCAAAAGTAGTATTAGGTGTAGTCACACTTGCCCAATAAGCTTTTCCATTTACTATTGCCATTTATTTTACCTCCGTAATTTCTGACATTTGTTGTTTATAAAGTGCATTCTACTCGCAACACAGAATATTGTCAAGCATAAAACACGCATATAATTTTTTAAACTGCTTCTAAGTTCCACCAGTTAGGCATAGGTCTATTTTTTTCCCACTTAGCATACTCTTTTTCATTAACCACATATCTGCGATAAGCAATGATAGGGTCTTTATGTTTGTATTCATCAGGCATAGCTTGTGCCAGTGGTGTCATTACTGTAGACATAACTATGTTTCTAGGACACGGCTCTAACCACTTTCTTAACTTTGTAATACTAGCGTGTTCTCTACCATAGCGATACGCATACTCTTCACCTAATGCGATAAAGTGTTTGTATAACCAACGATAATTACCAAAACATTCTCTTGCCCAAATAGTGCAAGGATGATTTTTGTATGCGGTTTTGTAAAGTCCTACTCTGTCGGCATACTCGTTGCCGTCTAGTTCTCTGTGTGCTGTGCACAACATCTGTGCTGTTTCCAGTGGCATCTTCACTAGCATTTTATCTGGTTGTGCTTGTGCTGATAAAACTGGACAGTCATAAAAATAAAATATATTCACGCTTTCTCCTTATAATTTTATAGCAAGTATAACTACTATAGCTGTCAGTAAAACATTTACCATAGCTAATTCAATCCCTAAAATAGTATGATACCATATCCATCTAGTCTTATACGCATTATCAATATTTAAATTTGCAGGGTCAGGGTCTTGCCACGCTCCTTTGTCTCTATCAGACCACAATATTTTAAAAATATTTTTCATCTTCCTTGTCCTCGATATTTAGTTTTTTGTTGTCTACGTTTATGTTTGTTCATGTGCTTGGTAGATTTTTTAATCTTCCTGCCACGACCTGCCATGCCTTGAGAAGTTGCCTTCTTGACATGGGTTATTAAAATTTTTTCTCGTCTTACTGCCAACTAATCCTCCAATAAATAAATATTGATATAAATTCCAAACTTCATATTCGTTCCTCTGGATAATAAACTTCCATATAAATCTTTTCTACTGCATCTTTATATTCTAATTCAGATAAACTAGAAATATTTAATTGTTTTAATCTACTTTTAAATTGATAAAGTTTTGCTTTGTGTTCTCTGTCTACTTCCCAACTAGCAGGACTCATAAGTTTTCTCCTTTATTTTCTGCAATGCTTTCATAACTTTTTAAGTTATTAGGTAAGTCTAATTCTTGTTTAAGTTTTTCTATCTCTGTTTCATTAACAAATAACTGAAGAGCAAAGTTATCTAACAACTCAGTTATATCTAATATAGAGTCAGTAATAACTTTTTGATTATTTATTAATTGATGTATTTCTTTATCATTCGAGTCTATATTATTATTAATAGTCACAAATGATTTCTTTAAAGCAAACATCGTCACGACCATAAAACCTGCTATCAAAATTATAGTCAACCAAGTTAATATTTTATTATACATTTTAAGTACCTCTTTTTTTGTAAAGTTTTAATAATTCTTTTCCTTTTAATTTTTTTCCGAATAGTTTTTTAGATTTATCTTTATAAATAAATCTTTCAATTCTGCCGTCTTCGTATGTAGTATCACGAACCATGCCTTGTCTGTCAGGATTAGGATAGTTATATGCTACATTAGTATTATCACTATTAAATACATGAACACTTTTTATTTTATTCTGCCATTTTTCTGCTTCTAATAACAATCTTTGTTCATCTACTTGTTCTTTAAATTCAGTCATAGTTTATTTCCTTTTGTAAAATATTTATTATACTCTAAACAAATAAAAGTTTCAGCTTTTATTCCTTCTTCTTTTTTAATATACTTTTCTAATTTAACAATGTTATTTTTTAAAAAACTAGAACAACTTTTTAAATCGTTAAATTTAAAATCAAATATATAAGCATCTATAGTAAAGCCATTAAAATTACTTAGTTCTAGTATAGCTACTATTACCCATGAAGCATTCATAATGCTACCTCTATTTCTTTTTGTAGTTCATCAATAGTCTTAGGAATATTTTTATTATACCTTTTTTTATAAAAGTTAATACCCATATCAAGAGCTTTTCTCTTTATTTTACTTTCTGCTACATGGCTCTCCCATGTTCTAAAATCTTTTTGTCGGCAAATATCTTGCCACTTTTTGATTGAGAGTTTTCTAAAGTTTCCTTCACTAGAAAATCTAATATATACCCACTTGCGACCAACAGAACGAACAGTAGCTTTACGATAGCCACAACCTTCTCCTTTCAGTCCAGTTTTTATATCATCGTGATAAAAATAATAGTGTTCCATAATTACATTTTATAAAAATATACATCCCACCTTACCGCATGTTCTAATGGGCAAAAAGGAATTGTTCTATGATTGTAGTTAGGATTTTTTCTACCCCACCTACCTTGACACTTAACATAATGGTTAGTAAGTCCTAACTTATTAGTGTAAGCTATTGTTTTTCTTAGCTTTTTTAATTCATCTAACCCTTCTGCTTTATCTTTATCATTAGGATTGAATACAGTAAAAGCATAACTGCTTGTTCGAGATTTATTCATGCTTCCTCCTTCAAATGTCTTGTAATTAAATTTTGCATAGACTTCTCAACCTTCATAATCTTTTGTTTATCAATCCACTTGTGTCTATCTTTAATCTCATAGATTTCAACACCTTCAAAGCTACTATCATCAGCTCTTCGCCACCAATCTATGACTCTCTTTTTAAAAGGGAATAACTTCACATCAGTATTATCATACTCCACATGAACTGTACCTGCGATATAATCTTCGGCTACAGTTATCCCTTTATCTATTAGTTTAACTTCCACTCTTTACCTCCTATTTCTGTGAAAAATTCTTCGAGTTCTTTTTGTTCTTCCTCAGTTGGTTTGAAGTGAGGATTTAAAAAATACTCTTGCAACAATGTACCTTTTTTATACTCCATTTACTTCCTCCTCTATTAAATTTGGACTATCTACTATTTCCTTAATCATATCTGCTAACCAATAAATAGAACAATAAGGATTGTCTTTATTAACTTTGCAAAGTAATTGTATTTCATTAATCATTTCTATCTTATCCATTTATTTCCTCCTCGTCTATTGAAAGCCAATCTTTATTATAAAAGCTTTGATGTTCTGACCACTTCCAATCA